CAATCTGCGGCATATTATAGTCTCTGTTGTGTTATACCTAGTCTTTCTGGAGATGTTAGGTGGGTATTAACTATTATTGAGAAACTAGCACCAAAGTTATTCATACCGTCTGAATATGCATAGTTTGGATCTTTTCCTAAAAACAGCTGATTTTCGTTTGTATTATCGACTTCGTAGTAGAGTTCGTTATACATTATAATATCTCCTGTTTCGGGTACTACGTTAGCATATTCTAGATCAGGCTTCAAAAACCTGAAATCTACCTCTCGTCTAGTGTCAGGGCCGAAATTATTATCAGATACTGTTGAGAAGTCTCCTCGCACAATCAAACAGTTTAATAGTACCGGGCCGATATACTGTTTCACGAGAGCTTCACCGTACATATTTGGCGGTGTTGAAGGGAGGACTACAGTATAGTAGCCTACCTGCTGGGTTACGACATTATTTACAAATTCGCCCGCTACGCCAAGTTGCATTGTTGCATCTCTTACTGAACCGAATAGTGCCATAATTATCCTACGTATACCATCAATGGTATATTGTTTAATGTATCACTTAAAGAATTATTTTCAGCCTGTTTTCTCTCAAGCTGCTTCTGTCTTGACATATCTTCAAAATCTGTTCTTAGTTTTTCACGCAAAGCCGTCTGCATTTCTTTACCGCGTGTGATTAAGTCGTTATAGTTGAGTGTAGCTTCAGCTCCAGGGATCAAGACTGTCTGGTATTTTCCACGTATTAGCCCTAGTAGTTCAGATGTTAATGCAGCTGTATACTCCTTAATCCATTGCTTACCCGGTTGATTGATATCTGAGTAAGTAATAAGACCGTAAGGAGCGAGAGCAGGATTTGCGACCAAGCCTTGATTACCACCGTAGGGGCTGTTTTCAGTCAAAGACATGAGGTCGGACTGAAATGCATATTGAATTGATACACACTGTCTATATCCGCCGTAGTTACCGCCGAGAGGTACTGGAGTAATTCTTAAATTAGTACCGATAAGTTCAAATGACCATTCAGGTAGACGTACATCATTTGACATTTCTAGCTCTTGAATCCTCTGAATATCCCAAAATACCGGATAGTAAGTTACACTGTTGTTACCGCCATATCCCATACCTCCGTACCCTCCCCAATCACCAGGCCATGCACCCGATCCTCCTAACTGTGGGTAGTAGGCTCCATAGCCGTATCCGTAAATTGCAGGAGGTGCTTGATACATTACTCTCTGAATAATAATCCTGTCTCCGGGATCCATACTCTGGGATGCAACTGCCCAATCGTATACGTTGTAGTTCTGTACTCCGGGTAAGAGGTCTAGTGAACCGCTTTTCCAGCTTACAAATCCTCCTACTCCTGCTACCTGTCCGTATGTTTCTGCTATATTAACCATGTTGGTCAAGTTAGGAGAAACAACAGTATTATTTAGTAGTGAAGCAGTGGGTTGACCTTCTAGAGTTAGGTAGTTATCTTTTATCTTTAGTTGATACAGCTCTTCTGCATATATGGATACAGCCTCTTCAAAGCATGCATAAATTGATCCAGACTGTAATTCTACGTCGAGTACCGGGTATCCTAATTTCCACGCACAGTAATTGGCTACTTTTGGACCGTCATTCTGATATTGAGGGTCATTATCATAAAAGCCAAACGGAGTACTCCCCGATATTGGACCTGGATTACCGTTGTAGATTATAGGATTTGCCATACTTTTTAGTCTCTATGGTCTAGATAAATTTTCAAAATATCTTCCACGATTGGATCGCGGTGATTGGTTTTCAACGTAACAACTCCAAAACCATGTACGTTAGTCAAATTATTACATATAAATCCGAAACCTGATAACTTTTTATCTTTTAAGTCAATCTGAGCTGTATCACCGCAGATTATCATCTTTGATCCTTCACATATCCTTCCGAGTATCAACTCCATCTGACGGTGTGTAATATTCTGACCTTCGTCTACTACTACACAGCAGTTAGTTAGATTTCTACCACGCATAAACGCTACCGGAATCACTTCAATCCTACCTTCTAAGATCTCTCTATCAATCTTGTCCTTACTGTAGAGCCTATACATGTTATCATATATGGCTGCAGTATAAGGGGCAAGCTTGGCGTCTTTATCCCCAGGCATAAATCCTAGTTCTTCTCCAGCAGTTACGGCAGGTCTTGTAAGAATTACCTTCTCAACCTGGCCGGTAAACAGTAAATCGAGTGCAGCTTGTGCGGCTACCATCGATTTCCCTGATCCTGCTCCTCCTTTCAGAACCGTTATTTTGTTTCCTAGAATAGTCGCTTTAGCGGCTTTCTGCTCTTCATTGAGCGTAACCTGGAATTTAATCGGATTCTTTAGTTTTTTCTTTTTTGCAACTGTTGTTGTCACCATGCACAGACCGTTTGATATAAATAGTTGATCCTCTTAAATAAACTCTCACAAAAAGAATACTCTAACTTCTTGATATAGATACAATAAAAAACCGGCCTTACGGGGCCGGTCTTTATTTTGAGGCTAGACTAGATTAGCTAGCTTGAGCTACCTGAAGGTCAGATACATATACCTTACCGTAGTACTCAGGGCGGATCATCTTCTTAGCGTAACGAGTCATGATACCTTTACGTGGTGTGAAGGTATTTGGATCGTACACTAGAGGTGTCATGATCAATGGTACATAAGGAGCGTATACAGCACCACACTCTAGGAATTGGTTACCACGGAAGCCCATAAGGATTGTGTTCTCAGTCATGTATGGGTTCTTGTAAACCTTGTAACGACTGTTAAGAGCACCGATCTTCTGAACACCGAAAGCATACTTCATAGTGTCAGCTGCTCCGTCTGTGTCAGCAGCGAATCCAGGAATTGACTCAAGGATTGTAGCTACAGTTGGAGAACATACTAGGAAGTTAGCACCACCGCGGAGTGTCAACTGGTGGATTTTGTTAGATACAGCCTGAAGCTTGATACCCAAAGTTTGGAACCAAGACATTTGGTTGTAGTAAGCACCAGCAGTATTGCTTACATAAGCAGTACCGGCGGCGTTGATTTGATTACCGATCTGAGCAGACCAGTTAGCAACTGTCTGTGCATTCTCGATAAGCATATCAAGGATCTCAAGATCGATCTCAAGAGAGATATACTCAGAAAGCATACCAGTCAATTCAGCTTCAGCATCAAGAGAATGATAAGCATTCAAGTCTTGAGCGAATTCTGGAGTCCATTGTGCTTTCAACTTACGAGTCTAAGCAGAGATGGTCTCAGACTTCATCTGTACGTTGATCTCAGGGATAACGATAGAGGCAGAAGAAGCTGCGTTAGGATTAGAGAATGGAGCAGGTGTATCTTGAGGAGCATCCTCGAAATCACCACGAGTTGCGAAGTTAGTAGACTTGTTATAGAACAATACTACACCAGGTACGGCGTTATCGGCACCGGAACCAGAAAGTGAAGTTTGTACTGTAGCGAGTGTAGAACCGCTAACAAAGAATACTAGGTTAGCACCACTGATAACTGTGAAGTCGTTAATAAGAGTGCTAGGAGTGATAGATGTGTTGTTGCTACCAGAGATTTCGAAAGCACGAACACCGTTAGTGTCAAGTACTAGAGAACCAGTGTTGATGCTGATCTTGATCATCTTGTTGTCAACTACAGACTGAGAGTAAGCTGAGTTAAAGTTTACATCTTGGAATGTAGCCAAGGTTGCAGTAGCTGAACCAGAGAAATAAGAAGCAGAGAACTGGTTGATAGAGTATCCGAAGCGTCCTTGTCCGTAAAGACCGCCTTCTGCTAGGTTACCGAATCCACTGTTAGGAGTAGTATTCAAAGTACCATAAACAGACTGTCCTTTTTGGAAGGGCTTAGGGATGTTGTTACCATACTGGAAATCTAGATAGAATACTAGACCAGCAGGAAGGTTCATAGGCTGTACGCTAACGAACTCTTTAGAAGCGATTTGTCCGAAGATCTTACGAACAAGAGGAAGAGCTACACCAGCCCACTGCTCACCATTACCAGGAGTAAAAGTAGCACCGTTGGTTACACCACCACCAGTTGTAGAAGATTCAAGAACGAGTTGCTTGGCTTGGTTCTCAAGGATAACGGCCATATTAGTGCGGTCGTAATCTTTCAAACCCTCGAGTAGACCAGACTTGGCCCACTTCTTAGCAAGCTTTTGGCTAACACCAAGTTGATCTTGGTAAGGGTTAGCACTTTCTAGAAGGGATTGTACTAAGTTTGACATTTTAAAAAAATGTTTGGTTTAAGAAAATTGTTTATTTAATTCCAGCAAGCTGCTGCCATCTTGATACGAAAGCGTCAGCTTCAACAATCGGACGAGCTGGGGCGTGACCGATTGGTTTTGATGCAAAACCTACAGATTCTTTGAGTGAAGATTTTTTCATCTCAGAATTCAAAGATTCAAGCAATGTTTTATAAGTGTTCTCAACCTCTTTTACAGATGTTGCTCTGTCAAAGGCATTGATTACTTTAGTTTTTTGGGCTTCGGAAAGATTCTTGGCCTTGAAAACTTTGTTTACGTAGAGAAGTTTTGCACTGAAAAGATTGATCTCGTTAAGCTCAGTCTTAAGGGCTTTAATTGTTTTAACAGCCTCTTTCAACTCTGCTTTAGTTTCATCGTACTGTACCATGTGTACGTCTTGAGCCTTAGGATCAATTTGACCACCAGGTCCAGTACCTTCTTCTACTTGCTCTTTCTTATCATCATGCTTCTTCTTACCTTCTTCCATTGCTTCTTCTTCTAGTTCGGCAAGAATTTCATCAAGAGAAATTTCTCCCTCTTCTTCTTCACCGCCTAGATCGGTTGCAAGATCAGTACCGGCGTCCATTGGAGCACCGCCACCGCCCTGTAGTTGCATGAATACATCACGGATGATGTCTTTCAATTCGCCTACAGTGATGTCTACTACTTCTTGCTCGTCTGTTCCTTCACTAGCTTCGATGTCTTTAGTAAGGTCCTCGCCGGCTTCTTCAGCCTCGTCGTCTTCCTCTTCTTTTTCGTCATCTTCTTCAGCTTCGTGAAGTTTGTGATCGCCATGGCTAACCTTGGCTTTCTCATCGTAACCAGTTTCTCCTTTAGCTTTTTTACCAACATAGCCGTCTTCAGGAACGTGTCCTTCTTCAACTTTGTCTTCTGCTTCTTCTACTTTCTCTTCAGAAAGAGCGTCAAGCTCAGCTAGGATTTCATCTAAAGTGGCTTCATCCATCATGTCGGTAGTTTCTTTATGCATTTCTTTTTTATCGTCATGCATTTTAGCTTCCTCCATTTCAGTAGCCTCTTCCATAGTATCATCCTCTTCGTTAGTAAGAGTTTTTTCCATGGTTTCCTTGATGAAAGGCTCAAAATGCTCGGCGAGAGTAGTTCTGG